TTTTCAATCTGATACGTGTTGAAGCGTGGAATGGTAATGCTTTTCCACCACTTGTTGTCCAAGGGTCTCCAAACATTACTCCGAGTTTTTGTCTGAGTTGATTAGTGAATACTAAAGCTATCTTCTGTCTACCAATCATTTGAGTAATCTTTCTCATCGCTTTTGATATGATGATTGCTTTAGATGTAGCCCATCCGTCTTTTTCAAAATCAGCCTCTAACTCTACTTTAGTAGTAGCTGCTGCTAAAGAATCAACCAAGATTGTTACTAATCTATCTTTATCTGATTCACGAATCTTTACAACAATTTTTTCAATGGCTTCGAAAATATCTTCTATTGTTTCTAAATGTATATACAACATATTACTTACATCTATTCCAATAGCTTCAAGAAATTCTCTACTCACAGAAGTCTCAGTATCCATATAAACTGCTACTCCTTCTTTTCTTTGTGTTTCCGCAAGAATGTGAGCACCAATTAAAGATTTACCACTCGATTCTAAACCATTAATTTCTGTGATTCTTCCTACTGCAATACCACCATTAGGTTTATTCGAAATTGCTAAATTTAATAGAGTTGATCCTGTTGAAACAAAATCCTTTATATCTGTAGGAGTTGTATCAGAACCGTCTAAAAAATAAGCAACTTTGGTATCTTTGAATTGTTTGTTAAGATTATCAGCTAATACACTTGCTAATTCATCTTTTACAGACATTTAAATTCTCCTCTTTAACTATTAAAGAGGTCATCAAATGCTGCGGATGCATCAGAAGTAGTTGTATTACTTTGTAAGGTAGATACTGTAGAAGACTTTTCAGTTTCTTTTTTAGTATCAGTTTCCTCATCATCTTCAGAAGGATTTAGCCATTTCTGTAAAACTTCTGCTAATTCATCATAAGTTTGTTCGTTATAAATTTCACGAATATCCTTTTGTGAATTTAACAAAGTTTCAAGTTCCTTTGCATCTTCTGTTATTTGTGTTTGATTAGGTTTTACTCTAATAGTAGTCTTAGGAAACGAAGCGCCGATTTCTTCAGCTGTTTTAAATTCGACTCCAACATCTCTACCATTTACAGGATCTGTAATATCACCATAATCTGGATCTGCAATAACTGAAAGAAGTTCCTGGTAAACTGTTTTACCAAATCCCCAGAATTTTACTCCTTCTTTTTCTTCACCACGAACAATTACAGGTGTAAAAGTTCTCATTTTTGCCTCTAACTTTTTACCTAATTTCCAATCATCTCTATTACCAGATGACTTTAGTTTATCAGCAAATTCTTCAATTGGATCTGGACGACCAAAACTGATTGGTGATAAGTAACTCTTACCGCCAATATCATAATGAAAAAATAGTTCAATAAACGGTGTTTGCTTATTGAATTTATAAGGTACTATTCTAATTAAGGTTTTGCCTGGTTGAGGTTTCCAAAGATTTGAAGTACGAGCATTCGTAGTTTGAAGTTGAGTTAATCTTTTCTTGATTGCGTTAATATCCATTTGATATCTCCTTATTATTTATTATTTATTTAGTATTTTTCAATGATTACCAAGTGTAACCATTTACAGTAATATATATCAAGTAGTTTACTTTAAATCCACGTTATTTTTATAACATTCTATACAAAAGATCTTATTATTTTTAAAGTACCAATCACTATGATATCCATCAGACCAATGGACTGTTTGATAAACTTCTCTATTACATTTTGAGCAAAACCTCTTAGGTTTTTCACTCACTTCTAAATGTTCTCCCATTTTATCCGCATCCTTTAATATATAAAAAAAAGTGGCCCGTTATTTTCAAGTCTGTTAATTTGGTGGAAACTGAAAATTATTGAGCCACTTTTAAAACTTTTGCCCGCCGCCGTCCCTCTTTAGATACCATCCGATACACTAAACTTTTAGGTGTTTTACACCAACAGTCTTTTTGGTACTGTCAAACCTCGTCTCTGTTTAGTGTATTATACTTATGTCATCGGTTATCCTCCGAGTTTTGAAATTTTGGGGGTGTGGAAAAGCCATTCCACATTGAATCACTCTGATTTTTGCCTTCACACTTTGTTTCCGAAAGTTACTACGATTCTCTCTCAATGCTATTAACATCGTTGAGGCGAATACAACTTCTAAACAAATGCCTTAACCCTCAAAGATTGGTTTATTCGGCCAGTTTACGGGGAGACTTCCTTTCGGGTACTCCCAGTGAAGCGAAAAAGTAGGCTACTTTTTCAAGTAAGTGTTGACTCAAACTCCCTCATAGATTGTCATCCAGTATTACCGACATTTAGGTGAATACTCTTCTACCACAAGAAGAATTGGGATACTTTACAAGCCCTTATCGAAACCTGTTATTCAGTCAACCCCACATCAACATGCCTGCTGATGCGTCCCATTTCAAATTTTCAAAAAACACGACCATATATACTACGGTCTAATAATATATATATAAGCCTAATTTCTCAAAATACTGGTTTATTTTATTTAAATTACAGTTGTTCTATCCCACGTCTTAATATCAATTATAGTATAAATCCTTGTAGGAATGATGTTAATACCTTCTTCATTTGTAAGTAATAGTGAATTATGATAATTTTCCCAAGGTACGGGAAAAGTTTTATCTAAAACCCCTTTATTCTCTTTCCGAATTATTTCGTTAAGAGCATTAATAGTATATAAAGTATTAGTCTGTTTCTTTCTATGTAACGAAATTGTATCTCTTGCATTGTCTATATAATCATCTGTTAACTCTACATTGTATGTACATATTAATTGATGATGATCTTTTTCATTCTGAAATACATAAACTTTATCAAACAAAATATCATTACATTCTATAATTAAATCTATTATATCATATAGTCTATTTCGTTTTGCGAATGTGCAAAGTAGTTGGGTTTTCATCTTACCACTTCACCGAAAGTAATTCTAAAGTTGCTTGAGTTGAACCATTAAATCTAATATTCAAATCAACATCAGCCGTACCCATAATAGGATTCTTAACTTTAAAAGTAAAAAGTATTCCCGCATTTGAATTAGTATCTGTTATCTTAATTTTATCAACATATTCCAATCCACCATTACCTACATATCTTTCAACAGGAGCTTTAGCCCCAGTTGACTTTGATGTTATCTTAAAAAATGTTGGATTAAAACCAGTTAAACCAGCCGCAAAAGCTGCAGTATCAACAAATATACTTCCATCTTTTACCTTATCGCTTTCAACCATAAACTTAAACATCTTCATAGAAGCATATTTTTGAAAAACAAACTCTGCTGAATCATCAGATCCATCAAATGAGGTCATCAAACTTTTTCCTGGTTTATAATCATACAATTTTGGCGGTAACGTACTCTTTATTTCAGCTCTCCAAGTATCAATTTGCTCCATATACGCAGCAGCCCAAGTTTCTCTATCTTCACCTAACGTATTTTGTTCTTCTTTAGTCAAGTTATAATCAAACACCGATAAATCTCCATCAACCTTTTTAAGATAAGATTTACCTTTACCTGCTTGAGCAGATTTTTGTTTTAATGAAACACTAACAGCTTCACCATCCTTGTCGTTCCACTTAGTTACAAATTGAGCATTTAATGGTGCTATTTTAGTGGTAATAGTAGTACCAGGTCCTGTTTTAGTTTTCAATGAACCGTTTACTAAATATACATCTCCTGGATTCCACTTATCTGCTTTTACTCCACAAATTTCTGCACCTTTTTTCCTTACTTTATCAAAATCTGTAGCTCTTTCCCATGTCCAAGTTGAATATTTTTCTTTTAATGTTGTGGATGTAGATAATGGTTGATTTAACTCATCTAAAAAGGCCTTTGATGGATTAGAAGATGGTATTGTTTTTAAATATTTTTTCAAAGCGCTTTTTGTAGTACTATTTTCTCCTGCCAAACTATCTACTGTACCCAACAAATCTTTAACACATTCTCCTATATTATCTTTAGTAACAACCGTAGTCCACTTAGATTGGAAAAATAAACCAACAAATCCCTCTTTAACATTAGTAGATGTTTTTCCGGCAGTTTTGGAACTTTTACCACCTTTAAAGCTTACCCATATTTCTAAATCCTCCCTATCAGCATAACCACCTTTTCCATTATAAATAACACTTCCAGCAGAAGAACCTGCAGTTTTACTTTTAGTATACTTTGTTTTATATTTATCTCCAGTTAACGATTTAGCAGCTGCAAATATTTCTTTTCTACCATCACGTCCAATTTCTGGAAATTCTACTGTATATTGTATTCTATTTGGTTTTCCACCTTTAATTTGTGGAATATTTTGCTTTGTTGTTGTATCCAATATTGCTTTTCCTAAACCAAATTTCTTCGCTTCAAGTTTTTTAATATAATCTGCAATCCAAACATTTGCTGAATTTAATATAGCTTTAGAAAAAGGCTTTACCTTTCCTTTCCAAGGAAAATCCTTTTTTGGATAAATTTTTTCAACATTTTTCTGATCTAAAGACATTTCACCTATTATAACTTTATTACCAATTTTTTTGAAAAGTTCAAAACAAGCTTCAATAGGCCATTCATATTCAGTTAAAATAGATTTTAATACTGTGAGATCACTATAACTTTCAATATCAGGAAGTCCATCATGACCTTCTATTAATGATAACCTATAAGACCATTCGTCAACTATTTTTGATATATTTGTATTCATGCTAACTTCTCTGTAATGTTTTTCATTTGATGATAATTAGTTCCTTTGCTTACTTTTGTAGGATATTTACCAAGCTGCTCAATTATACTTTTAACCGCATTTAAAAATCTAGTTCCATCGTTCATATTAAAGTCAAACAAAAAACTATCGTAACTATATAATACCAATTTGCTTTCATACTTAAATTCCTTTAGATGAGAAATTAAATCTGTTAACATTCTCATATTATTTTCCGTCTCTGTCAATTGAATAAGGTAATTAAATAACTTATTCTTATTCATATTTGATAAATTTTTCCTGTATATCTTCTTACTATAAATATTAGAAGTTATAAAATCTTCTTTTTTATAACCATTCCAAATTTCATTAATATAATCATGAACTTTACTGAAAAATGGATTCATTTGAACTACTTCTATTGGAATACGACCGTACAGATATTTAAATGAACGATT